GATGTATCACAGAGCACGAAATGGAAGCGAAAAGACTGAATAAACTGAATGATTATATGGATGGAAAGCATGAGATATTGCGAAGAAGGATGTCAGAAGGGGCTTCTAATATAAGAGTGGTAGCCAACCATGCAGAATATATCAGCGATATTGCAACCGGGTATGTACATGGAGCTGCAATTTCCTACAGTGGAACTGGCAGTGATATGATCGATAATCTTTTCACCAAGAATGAAGAGGATTCGCATAATGCGGATCTCGGAATGGATATCTCAATATTTGGAAGAGGATATGAACTTCTTTACATGAATAATGAAGAAAATCCATATGTGGAACTTGCTGTGATGAATCCGAGAACAACAAATGTTGTGAAAGATACAACAGTAAGACATGATACGATATTTGGATTTAATTATGTTCCAAAGATGAATCTGGAAGGCGTTGTCATTGGATATGATATTTTTCAGTATGATGATTATTGGACAACGCATTATTTTACTGGCAGCCTGTTTCAATATGCAGCTTATAAACTGGTTGATGTACAGCCACATTATTTTGGTGACTGTCCACTGATCGAGTATTCCAATAACAAAAAGCAGAGGGGAGATTTTGAGGGTGTTATAACTCTGATCGATGCATACAATCTTTTACAGTCAGATCGAATGAATGATAAGGAAGCTCTTGCGGATGCACTCCTGGCAATTGAAAACGCTTCGCTTGGTGATGATATGGAGGAGCGTTCTGAAACGGCAGAATTTATAAAAAAGGAAAGAATCCTTGAACTTCCGGATGGAGGCAAGGCATACTGGCTGACAAAGCAGATGAATGAAAGCCAGATAGAAGTCCTGAAAAAAGCATTGAAAGATGATATTCATGAATTTTCAAAGGTGCCATGTCTTACAGATGAAAATTTTGTTGGAAATTCCTCTGGGGTTGCAATGAAATATAAATTGTTTGGGTTAGAGCAGCTTGGAAAGACAAAAGAAAGATATTTCAAAAAAGGTCTTTTTAAACGGTTGAAAATGATCTGCAATATATTTTTTATTATGGGTACATATGTAGATTATAAAGAGATCAATGTATCAATGAAACGTTCACTTCCGGTCGATGATGAGACACTGGCAAAGATTGCACAGGATACGGAAGGATTCATCAGTTGGGAAACACGTCTTAAGCGTTATGATCCTGAACTTGATCCGGAACTGGAGAGAAAGAAACTGCAGCAGGAGAAAGAGGCAAAAGCAGATGCGAATGCAAAAGCTTTTGGTTCCTATGATTTTAAGACTACTTAAGCAGCCAAAAGATATTGCTTGAGTATATAGAGAAGCAGAGATGGCATATGAAGAATATTGGATAAAAAGAGCGGATGCCAGAATGGCACAGGTTCAGTCTGGTTCTGATCAGACGATCATGGCTGTTTCAGAAGCATATGAGGATGCGATGAAGCAGCTGAATAAGGATATTGACAGATTGTTTTTCCGCTTTGCAGGAAAAAATGGATTGTCAAAAGACGAGGCAGAGAAGCTTCTCAATGAAACGCTGTCATCGCGGGAAGTTGAGAAGATCAGGAGCAGGATTGATACGATACAGGATGAAAATATCAGACAGCAATTGTATGCCAGACTGGATGCAACAGTCACTAAGGCAAGGATAACCAGACTTGAGGCATTGAAAGAAGATATTTATATACAGGCATCCAGGATGGCAGATGTGGAGCTGCAGCATTCCACATCGAGATATATTGATATCATTCAGGAGGAATATCTTCATAATATATTTGACTGTCAGCAGTATCTTGGGTTTGCATATTCGTTCAGCAGGATACCGGAAAAAACTGTAAAAGAGATATTAAAAGAAGACTGGTCTGGAAAACATTACTCAAAGAGAATCTGGGAAAATGCCATGGTTGGCGGCGAAAAGATTGAAGAGGTAGTTGAAAAGCTTCTTTTAAAGGGAACGCTTACAGGTACCAGTTCCAGAAAAATGGCAAAAGAACTGAGTGAGATCACCAATGTTGAGACATATGCCTGTGAAAGACTGATCCGGACAGAAACAACCTATTTTACTGCGATGGCAGACATAGAGGCAGCCAAAGGAAGAGGAACAAAACGAATGCAGTTTGTGGCGACATTGGATGACAGAACATCCGAACAGTGCCGCAAACATGATGGACAGATTATAAATATAGAAGATATTGTTCCAGGCAGGACAGCCCCTCCGCTCCATCCGTTCTGCAGATCCGTTCTGATAGATGTGATTGAGGGACTGACACATAAAGTGCGGACAGCCAGAAATCCTAAGACCGGGAAGAATTACAAAGTTCCGGCAGACATGGATTATAAAGAATGGAAGAAAAAATACGTTGATTCCAGTGTGTTGTGTGCACCAGACATAGATCATCCGATGATGCAGCAGGCAGAAGAAAAATTTGATGAACTGTTAAACAAAAATGATGATGGAAGCAATTTGTTCGAGATGATGAGAATGTGTAAAGACAATGCAGCTTATATAGAGGATACCAAGTTAGACAATGCTTTTGCTTATTTTAGTGACAGCGATGAAATCAGATATAATCCACAACATAAATCTTTTGCTGATTATGATATGAATTTTGTCTTTTCACACGAACTTGGACACAGGTTGGATATTACATGGTGCCATTCATGGGAAAATAAAGAGTTCATGGCAGCAATTGATGTGACAAGAGATAAGTTGTATAATGAAGCCTACATATGGCAGACAGCCATATTGGAAGGTGGAGTTTTACATGAAGATCTGGCATTTAATGATATCATAAGTGCCTTGACAAATAACACAATGATTTCAAATGGTGGACATTCATATGAATATTGGACAGAGAACCAACAGAATGTTCCAATGGAGATATTTGCAAATCTTGCAGCGATTAAGATTACAAAATGCAAATCGTATTCAGCAGCGGGAGAATTTTTAAAAGAATTATTTGACGCTATGGAAAGGATGATCTGATGTTCAGGGATATGAGTACTTTATTAGATGACCAGGAGATCAAAGAAATACAAAAAAAATACATTGAGTATGGGATGGAATGGCCAGGATATAATTGTGATGAGTATAAAGATATTGAAGATTATAAGGAAAAGCTGAAAAAAAATCTGGATGCCTACGAGAAGGGAGAATATAAACTTCCTGCTGATCCGGAATGGAGAAAGAAACATGAGGAAATGCTTGCGATTGTCAGGGAAGCCATGAGCAAAAGAAAATAGAATAATTAATATAGATTCAATTGACTTTAAAAAGACCTTCAAAGGTCTTTTTTTAGTGCCTGAAAATAAGGCTTATATATGAAAAATTTGAAAGGAGTAGCCATGAAGAAAGATGAAAAGAAAAAGGATCAGGCAAAAGATCCTGCAGCAGAGGAACAGAAGACAACAGGGAATCAGACAGAAGATCCATCAAAAGATGAGGAAGAAAACAGAAAAAACACTGAGAAACCAGACGATGAAGTAGAATCTGGAAACAGTGAAGATGGAGCAGACACAGAAGTTTCGGAGCAGCAGACAGATACAGAACAAAGTGCAGAGGGAACTGGTGCATCTCTGGATGATGTACTCCAGAATCCTGATATGAAAGCAGCATTTGATGCACGGGTGCAGTCCGCTGTTGATGCAGCAGTTGCAAAAGCAACTGATGAGGCTGAAAAAATGGCAAATATGACACCAGAAGAAAAAGCCGGTTATGAAACAGCCAAAAAGGAAAGAGAACTTGAAGCGCGCGAAAAGGCTCTTTTGGCAAGAGAGATGAAAGCAACAGCAATTGAGGAACTTGGAAAGGAACAGCTCCCGGCTGTACTGGCGGATTGTTTTAATTATGAAAGTGAAGAAACGTTTAGAGAGTCAAAAGATGCAGTTATCAAAGCGTTTCAGGATGCAATCAAAGAAGCTGTTAATACGCGCTTAAGAGGAAACAATGCACCAAAGACAGCACAGGAAGGTGCTGATTCTGCAAAAACACAAAATGGTTCATTTGCAAAGATTATTAAAGAGAACCGTTCAAGACGATAGGAGGAAAATAGTATGGCAGCAGAAGGAATTTTAAAAGAGGAACTGAATGGATCAGTTCCAACAGAATTATCAGAGGACATCGTAAAAGATGTAGCCAGAGGATCAAGTATTTTAAGACTTGCCAAAACGGTACCAATGACGACTGACACAAAAATTGTTCCTGTAATGACATCAGGGGCAGGAGCTTACTGGGTTGGAGAAGGAAAGAGAATCAAAACTTCAAAGGCACAGTGGATTTATCCAAAACTGATTGCAAAAAAACTTGCGGTCATTATTCCGGTAACCAAAGAAAAAATGGAAGATTCTGTTTTTGATGTGTTTTCTGAATTGAGGGAGAACATTTCAGAGGCTTTTTATACTGCGATTGATTCAGCAGCGTTTTTTGGTACCAATTCACCATTCGAAACCAATATTTTAAAATCTGCAACAGATGAAGAAAATCTTATTGAGATTGGCACAAATAAAACATTGGATCTTGATGTGTCAGATACGATGGCATTAGTTGAGGATTCCGGATCAGATGTAAATGGCTTTGCAGCACATTTTGGAATCAAGAACAGTTTAAGAAAACTCCGTGATGCAAATGGAAATATGCTGTATGTTTCGGGAACAGATCAGAATGAACTTTATTCTATTCCAATTGATTTCTCCCGAAATGGAAGCTGGGATAAGAAAAAAGCAGAGATTTTTGCTGGTGATTTCAGCAAGGCACTTGTTGGCATCCGTGATGGTATTGATTACCAGATCCTCACGGAAGCAACGTTACAGGGAACCGTGGATGAAGATGAGAAACCAATCTCACTTGCTGAACAGGATCTTGTGGCAATCAAAGCAACTATGAGACTTGGATTTTTAGTTGTTAAGGATAGTGCTTTTGCAGCTTTAACACCAAAAACTGTGTAAATAGCTGACATGGAGGATGAGCGTATGATGAAAACATATGTAAATAAAGAAGGTTATGAAATCCATGCAACAGAAAAGTCATACCGTCTTTTCTATGAGAAAATGGGATTCATTGAAAAAAAGGAGAATCAGGAAGAGGATAACAAGGACATCACTAAGATGAGCGTAAAGCAGTTAAAAGCATATTGTGATGAAAAAGGTATTACCTATGAACCTGATGCAAAAAAGAATGATCTTATAAGCATTATTCAGGAAGCTGAAAATGAAAGTGATGATTCCAAAAATCAGGGAAATGCTTCTGATGATCCATTGGCTGGAACCGGGGGCGGAGAGGAATAAGGTGGAGTTATGGCATTGATAGATGATTTATCAGTGCGCATTCCGGAAGCGCAGACCGGGATACTTCAGCAGGCAGTGAATGATGCAGAGGGAATGATACTGGATGTCT